CGAAGACCGTCCCATGCTTTCTCAGCAACGGACGCGCCAAGGGCGGCAGTGTCAAGGTCAATGTGTGGCCCAGAAACACCGTTAATGATGGCGGCTTCGATGGCGCGAGACTGCGACGTGATCACTTCCTGACGAGCCATGGCGAGGATGTCCACGATGCTGTCTTCGGTCAACTCTTCGGGTAGTATATAATACTCAGCGAATTTTTTAGCGGTCATGGAAAGCTGTGCCGTCCGGAAGGTTGCGTCTGTCATCGCCGCGCCTTCGCCAACGACGCGAGCCTTGGTCACGTCTTTTTGCACGGGCAAAATATAGGGATTTGTCGGCATTGGTATGGTGCGGAAATTGCCTTCGACCAGCCGTTGAAGCTCATATTCAGCTATATAATTCTGGCTGATGGCTGTAGGAATCCACTCAAGACCGACGCCAGCGCTTGAACCGAATGATTTCGTCATCGGCAATAGCACTTCTTTTGCGTAATGGGTATCAAGAATGTTTTTTACGGCAGTCAAGCTTTCGCCTTCGTCGCCGCCCTTAGCGCGACCGTCAACGTTGCCGCTGAGGATCTGAGCCGAGAAACGGGCAATGTCGACAGCTTCTTTTAAGTTTTTTACAGCAATTTTTAGTTCAACCGGCACCGAAGAATATTTCTTTTCATCGGCGGTGTTGACCTTCAGCAAGTCTTTTACGTGGGAGCAACCGAACGCGGCCATAGCGCGGCCTTCGATGCTGTCAGAGCGTCCGCCGACGACCGGAGCGGTCATGGCTTTTGCTTTCTCTGCTTCAAGCTCCTTAACGCGAGCCTCAGCGGTGCTGACGCGCCCCGCAAGGTCTTTCGTGGCTTGTAGCATTTCCTCGATTTGAGCGGCTGTAGTGACTTCCATATTTCCCTCCTGGATTAATGAAGTCTATTTATTTCTCGTGGCGTCCTGCCGTGAGAATTTTTTTAAACGATTGCGGAACGAACACTCTGAAGCGTGGCTTTAATTTGAGCCAGCTTCGCAGCCACCATTTTATGGGTCAACTCTTCAGAGTCGGAAATTTTGCCACAAGATTGGCAGGCGCCGTCTTGTTTCGGTGGCTCTGGGGCTGGCGTAGCGGCTGGGGCTGGCGCTGCTTCCGCTGGCTCTGCCGCCTCGGTTGCGGCGGCGACGTCCTGGCGATCAACGACCGCAGACAGGAGCGCCCCTACTTTTTGAATCTCGCCAATCAGGCTCGCAAGCAATACGGTGTGCTGCTGTAAAATAGCTTGCACGTCTGTTTGCACCGTCATCTCACTGCCGTTGCCGGGGACAGCCACGCTTTTAGCTTCGGCGTCGTCTGTCGCGTCGTCGCCGCGCAACGTGTCAAGCATCTTCTGTGCCTCGGCCACGAGAGAATCGGGTGCCTCGCCGGCGTCGCCAGATAATACCCCGCGCATCTCCTCGCGTGTCACACCGCACGCCTCACAGAGGCCTAAGATACATTCCTCACGGTCAGCGCCAAGGCTTTCCATGGCGTCAAGCATGTCTTGCACCTGGAGTACTTTTTCGCTGGCGGCCTTCGCCTCAAGGAACTTCCTGCGCACGTCTCGAAGGCTTCCGGCGGCTGCGATGTCTTTCATCGTGACAGTAAAAATAGAATCTTGATTCATGGGAATCGACACAACGCTCACTTCGTAGAGCTCTGCTGACGTGATGGTGTTGACGCCGTCTTTAGATTTAGCCGCGTCTTTTGAGGCAAACCCTACGGAGAAGGCATTGATCATGCCCTCTTCGATCATGTCGCGAACGTATGACACCATGCTGTCGCGTGATTTACTGATGCGGCACTTGATGTAAAGGCCATCGTCTTGGGGTTTGATATCAACGGCGCGGCCAATGATCTTATCGCGGTCGTGGTTATAGAGAATCACGGGGTTTTTCCCGTAATTCTTGAGGTCCCAAGCTTTTGGGTCGATCAGGTCATTGCCACGGTCAACGATTGCCTTATTAGCCACGCCCTCAATGTAGGTATAGCCATCCGTGGCCGCCTTAAGGGTAAACGGTACAAATTTTTTCACATTAATTTCCTTCCGGATCTTTAGGTTTTAGGTCGCCAAAATCAAGGTCATCAACCCCATCAGCAGGCGCGGTGATTACTGTACATCTGCAATTTATGGTGCTTCCAGGCTCCCCTTCGGGGTCACGGGGAAACTGCAAGCCGTTGGTAAACGTGTTGTCCCAGTCCACCATCTCGCCGTCAATCTCAGCATGTTCATCCCGCACGCGTTCATCCCCGGAGGTCATCCAAATCTTTTTTAAGTTTGGGACATACCGCGCAACGTTTTGCGTACAAGCGGCGTCGCCGAGTGAAACGGCGGTGAGTGTTTCAGTGCGCACGATCGTATTGATGCGACCGTTTAGGTTGTCCCCGTCTAGTACGCTGTCCATGATGCCCGAGGCGATCTGTGTGCCAGATTTTCCGTCCTCTAAACCTTTCGCCACGGCCTCCATAATGCGCTCGGTCGTCGTGTCTTTCATGTTTGCAAATGACGTCAGGCCGCGCCGCTCTAACGTGGCAAGGCGTCCCGAGGCGTTCCGCATTCTTGCCGCTTCGATGGCCGGTTGGTTGGGGTAGTCAAAGGCAAAGCGCAGCTCGTAGGCCGCGTCGTAACCGAGTTCCAATGACGCTTCCAGTGCGTCCGTGTAGCCTTCAATGTAATCATCGGCCATTTTTTCCATGGCTCGCATTATTTCTCTTTTGAGGCGCTTTTTCTCAGGGTCATCAGCCTTGGTGGTAAACAAGCCAAACGATTTTACGTTGTCTTTAACGACTTTCGCCACGGCCTCGGCCTGCCCCGCGAACATGTCGGCGATCACGGGCAGTAGCTTTTTGGTGCCTTTCGTTTCCGCCTCCCGCAAATGCTCTTGGCGGCGTGCGGGCCATCCGTTGGATTCGCCAGATTTAAAAATCCTGCCCACAATCTCGCGTGTCTTGGTGCGTTCGCCCATGGCCATGGTTTTAGCGTCAGGCTGTTTATCCTCAGGGGTTTCCTCGGGAGCTGGATCAGCTGCGGGGTCTTCGCTGTCGGTAGGGGCCTGCGCGTCAGGTTGTGCTGCGGGGAAGTCCGCCAGGGCGCCCGGTGTTCTATCGCCGCCATGAAGCGGGGGTAACTCAATCTCGGCGCGGACCTCGTTGAGCGTCATGTATTCGAGTTTCCGTTGAATTAAATCGGCTTTAGCATATAAATCGTCTCGCAGCGCTTCCACGTCAGAAAGATCAAAGTCGATGAAATAGCCATCCCCTAACCGGTCAGCTAGTTTCTTATTCAGAGCGCCACAGATAAGGCGCATGGTTGTCTTGAGGGTCCCCTGCCAAAACTGTCTGATGGCCGAGTCAAACTCTTTAGACCCCAGGCCACCAGCCTCCTGAAGCGAGACGACTTGCTTGGGGATGTCAAGCAGCGCAAGTATCACCTCGCGGTTATTTTGCACGTAATCCTTTAGCTGCTGATCGCCGAGGGAATCGCCGATAGCCTTCGCCGTTACGCCTTTGGGCAAAATCAGGGGGCGGCGTTGGTTGCGGCGGCCCGTGTAGGCTTGCTCAAATGAGCGCAGAAGGCGCAGTGCGTTTTTTTCATTGGCCGCCTCTGACATCTCAAGAGCCATTCCGGGGTGAGCGCCTTTGATGTAGTAGTTCAATAGGTATTCTGTCGAGTAGCGATTAAATAAAACCGCTCGCCTGCCAGGGATAAAAGGGCTTAGGCCCCACCACATGCTGGAAGGGTTTGGCCTGCGGACGTGGATCATGTCGTCTGGCTTTATCAACATAGACGACTTGTCAAAGACGGGCATGCCGTCTTCGTTAAACATCGTCGTGATCATGTAGTTTTCTAAGACGGTGCCCGCCGACGAATTAAAATTCATCCGAACCCGTTCAAACGGGACGGGTATCAGCTGGCTCTTAAGGTCGTATATTAAACCGTTGCCGCCCAGGCTGATGTCGGTGGCGAGGTTATACATGAACTCACTGCCAGCCTGCTGGTCGTTCGGGTGCTCCAGTAGTTTATTAACGGGGTGGCTGTCGGCTTTTGTTTTTTTCGTCTTGCCGTCGACGACTTCCCTCTTGTAAACGACACACGGCACGCCTGCGATTTTAGAACTGATGCGGTCAACGGTGACGAAAACCCAGTCCTCAGAAAACATCAAACCCTTGAGGGTCGAGGCTTCCACGTATGCCTTGGTTTCCTGCGCAAAAACAGACCCGCCCGAAAGCTCGTCGCCTCCGAAGCCGTCGCGGACAATATTAAAATCTTTGGTCGTGGTCTCAGGCGTTGAGTAATACGCGTCAAATTCACGCGCAACCTCACGCTCACCCTTGGTGGTCGTGTCGTCCATTCTGTTTAGCCGTCCTAGCTATTCATCCTCATCATCCATGACGAGGTCGCGGTAATAAGCTTCAATCCCACCCTTGGGGCTGATGGCCTCACCGACTTCGTTAAGATAGCGGACTTCCATCGATCTGTCTCCATATTCCACATAAGCAGCGTTCGCCATCATGAGAGACGAAACGATGTCGTCGTGTTTGCCAGACGGTGCGCCGTAGGTCATTGCCCCCGTCGCCGTGACGTGGACCTCGTACTGGTCAAGCTCGCGCGTGATTTTATCAATGCGCGGAAGCAGTAGCTGTTTTTGCTCGATGGAGGTCATGAGCCTGGCAACCATTTCGTTTTTCGTGGCATTCGTCCAAACAATTCCCTCGTGCGCCAGATCCGTGTGCGCCATGAGGTCATCCAGGGCAGACCCCACGCCCGTCTTGTCGTGTCGAATCGTGAGCACGCTCTCAAACCGCGTGGCAAACCAACAGAGCCTGCGAACCGCCTCCGTGTAAGGGACGCGGTGGAACCGGTACAGCCCAACCATTTTGCCCGTCTCCATGTCGACGGCCGTGAACACGGTAAAGTCCTCATTTTTCGCCCAGTCCGCACCACAGACGACCGTCATTTTTTTTACGTCGTCATATAGCCATTTTATGGTGTCGCTATCGGTTTCAACCGGCGGGCCGTAAAGGACTTCGTTGGTGCCGATAAACACCGTTCCCGCCTCAAGGAATTCTGCCAAATAATATTGGCGGAAAAGCCTGTCGGGTAATTCCTTCCGCGCCCGTTCGATGATGTCCCGGCTGATGTAGGGATTGGCTGACGTGGGGGCTGTGATAAATATTTGTTCCAGTGGCCTGCCCGTTCTGATGGCCCACTGCATGTGATCCTTGGCTTCCATGGCGCGCTGATAAAACCAGTTCTTCCCGAGAGGCGTGCTGATGCACATGATCGGCCCCTTGGTCATTGTCACTGTAGTTTTCGCTGAGATGTAAACCTGCTCATGACATTTACTCGCCTCGTCAATCACGTAGCCGTGAACGCCCGCGCCTTCAAGGGACATCGGGTGTTGCCCATGCCAGAACTCTATGCGTGAATCAATGTCCGGAGCATACAAGTGCATCGCCGACAGGTTTGGCCTCACCCAGGGTTCCGGCGGCATGATCTTTTGGCAAAATTCCATCCCGATTTTTGCTTGCTGGTAGATCGGAGCAACCCAGCGCCAAACCGTACCCTGGCGCTCAAGGCAGGCCGTGCCGATCGCCACCGAGGCCGCTAAGGTTTTCCCCACCTTGGTGCCGCAAGCTACGAAAATGTTACGTAAATTCTCGGCCTTAAGGGCGTCCATGATAATTTGCTGGTGCGTTGAATGCGCCGCCGGCGGGCATATCTTTATAAACTCGACGCCGTTGACGTCACGCTCCATTTAAAACCTCGGCGTCCACCGTGTCGCCGCCTCCGATGACTTCCTCAATCATCGTGCGCATCAATGCACCGTCAGACCGCACCTCGGTCTTAAACACTTTCATCGTCTGAACGTTGTGGTCCACTGTGACGCGGTTAAGGATCGGCCCTAGCAGTGTTTTTGCCGCCTCGTAGGCAATGCGTTTGTCGTCGCACTTCGTGAGCTCTAACAACCGCCTCGCGGCAATGGGCAAGGCGCGTCTTAAGATGTCCTCAACGGGTTCAATAGCGCGGTCTAATGCCTTGTTGAAGGCTGGCCTTATGCGTCGTTGTCGAGACATCTCAGCCTTTAAACCGACTTGTTTCCCGAGCGCCTCATTTGTGATCGCTGGAAACTCAATCAAGACGTTGAGCATAGCCTTGTCCACGTTATCAAGCTTGTACTCATCCCAGTCCTGAACAACTCTATTTTTCCCTATTTTCTTGCACTCACTCATCGGCGAATTGTTCCATGCGTGATTTTTTACAACGACGGCGAACCCGAGGCTTTAAATCTGTGATGCGCCTTTCAGAGTAGACGACGCTCAGCTCCCCAATATTCTCCGCCTCCATAGTAGCGATGGCCTCAACGAGGAGCCCGCGAATCTCCGCCAGCTGGTGCGCCGCTAGCAACCGACGGCGGTCCTCGCGCGCAAGGGGTACGCCACCCACGTGTGGCCTAAGCAGCGTCCGTTTCATGTTGCGAATTGTAGTTTCGAGGGCATGAAAATCGTCGCGTTCGCGTGGCTTCATCGCTGGCCCCCCCCTGCTGTGACGAGGATTTATTTATCTGTTATAGAAATAATCATACCAGCGCGGCGAGGCGGGCGGCGCAATATATTCCACAACGGTATACTTTGCAATGATCCCAGCCGGTGTACAGATGATCCAATAGCCTGTGCCCCAAGTACCGACGTCACACGCGATGCTCACGCCCCAATAAGCTGTGACGCCTGCCAGCGGTACGAAATGTTTTTTATACTCGGCGGGGCTGATCGCTCCCGTAGGAATCGTGTCCATGTGAAATACGACAGGAATCGTGTAGTTCACCACCTTGATGTCCTCCAGGTGGGTAAACTGCATGATTTCGCGCCCCAGCTTCTCCTCAAGAGTTTTATCGAGCCTCGTAAGGAAATCACTGAGCGGAGCGTAGTCGCCGATGTCTTTGTTGTGGGCGAGGACGTTGGACAGGTAACCTTTAAAACGTAGTCCATACTCCCCTTCAATTCGATCCGCGTCGGTGTCGTGACCCTCCCGGCGAAGCCAATACGTACCGACGGCCACCATTTTCTCGACGGCTTTGTCGACCCTGGTCGCCATGGCCTTGTCGTCTGTCGCTCGGATGACGCGGCGCGACGTGGTCACTTCTTCAGTTTTAAAACGCCTGATTTCGTCGTGACGGACGGCGTCTGGGCTAGCCGCTGCGGCGGTGGTTAATCCGAGTGATGCGATGACGAGTAAATGCTTAAACATACTTAAGTCCTCCCTGACTTTGGTTTGATAATCTAAGCCACGGCGGCCTAGTTTATTTCTTTGAGTGATCACTTTCGCCTTGGTTTCTTTTTGCCTTTAAGAGGGGCGAACCCTTGAATCGAGTACCATGTTTTATCAGCGTCATACCTAATTTCAATGCTGGTTGGTTCAAACCAAAACACTGTCTTGCCTTTGATTACTATCTGAATGTCTTCTTTTTTCATCCTCGCCTCGCTTTGTGTAAGTTCATTCATCCCTAGTTTATTTCTTCGAGAGCCAACAGAGCGTCGGCAAGGTCCTGATCACCGGCAACCTTTTTCGCGGCGCGGAGCACGCGCAAAATGGCGTCCCAGTGTTTTTCCACGCACCAAGAGTTTTTAATACAGAGCTCAAGGTCTTCAATCCTCACGCAAATCCTCCAACGCGGCTGCGACGACGCCACCACAGGTAAACGTTATGGCCCAGAGCGCTATCAATGACGGCTGGCCAAGACCGACTGCGGCCATCACGCCGGGCATGGTAGCCAAAAACCACAAGAGGCCTCGGTGCTTCGTATTGTCCCGGGTAACAAAGCCCGTGAACCAAGCGAAAAACATGAATGACAGCATGGCCGCCAGCTGTAGCGCCATCATCGTTTTCAATTCACTACCTCCACAGAAATCACGGGTTTATCACCGGTTAAGTCAACCCTGGCCACGCAGTGCGCGGGCGTGTCAAAATATACTGCGTGCGTCTTGCCGCGGTATGAGACCACGACTTTATCAGGCGTCAACAGCGCGAAAAACTTGACGGCGTCCAAATCAGTGAGTGTAATTTTACGCATATCAGTGAGCCTCCTCGGTTTCTGGAAATGAACCCTCATAGGCGCTCAGCTCGCGCACGAGGTCATGATAGCCGTCCTCTGCTAAATACATTTTAGATAGGGCCGCGTAACCAATCACGCGCCTAGCGGCGACAAGCTCTTCAACGAGTTCTTCGAGGGCGGTTGAAGCCCATGACGTCGTGGTCGTCGCCAGGCAGTTTGAAACCCAGCCTAAATCTAAGCGCCTCATTTATTAGACCCCTTTCCAAAACAATAAGTCGAGCAAAATATTATGTCCCCGGAGTGCAGTGGGTGCGGTCCGATGGCGCTTTTCCACTGCGGAGTCCACCCGCAACCCGGGCATTTCGCCGCGGCAACATGGCTTTTAATTCCTCGGCGCTCGCAGTCCATTTCAGACTTTGGCGGCCCAACTGGTAATTCGCGGTAATAAGCGATAATTTTTCTACCGGCCAAACTTGCGTCGAGCATCGCGCCGCCCCCATTAAATATTTTCAGAAATCCACAAAGCAATCAAACAACCAATGGCTGCCCACGCGGTGATAAAAACAAATGTCACGAGGCTGGTCATCATTTTGCCGCCTCCATTAACACTTTGGTTATCGCCGTGGAAATTATATTGACCACACGAATCGGCGTCATCAGCAGCACCTCCGCGGCGACGGTAATGGAACCGAGTATGGTGCTGAATATCATCCACACGAAACACAAGATCGCCAATAGCACCCGAGGATTCCTAGCTGGCTTTTTAAACTCAACCACCTTCATTTCGGTACCGCCGGAGCGTCGGGGTAAATACAGCCGTAGCTATCGATTGTAAAAAAAGCGGTGCCTCCTGACAGTTCACAGGACAGCGGTACAGTAGCCAGCGCCATAAGTATTAAAATTATCATCCGAAAATAGCCTCCATCGCTGGTAGCGTGTTGTCCTCTTGGACTTTCACGCCGTATATCATCACACGCCCATCAACACTGGGAACCACCTGCCACGCGTCTTGGAGTAGCAGCCAGAGCTTACTGCCGACAAACGCCATGACGGGATTGCGCGTTGCGTCGTGCTGAAACTTCCTAAAGTTATCGTCAAATATTTCCATGGCTTTCAAGATGTCGCTCCTTCTGAATATGCTGTCGTAAGTGGTCCGATACTCATGGGAGCTCGTCCAGCGGGCATTGGTTTCGGCTTTGCCTGATTTCATAGCTTATCAACCACGCTGACGTTTTCTGATGTTCTTCCATGGTGATTCACTCATGTTGAAGCACACGTTTGGGCTTCCATTGTATTTTTTGTATTTATAGCCAGCGATAATAGCAGCGGTTATAAATTGGCCGTTAGTTATGTATCCTATATCGCGTTCAACAACGTGTTTAAGGCCATAACTACTAGAGGTCTCATTTATAGATTTATTCCGCTTAATACACATCTCGCTAAGGTACTCAAACGCCGCTTCAATCCGATCAGAACTAGCCCTGAGGCTCGCTCTGTCCTTTAATAATTTCGCCGATCGTTCCGCGGGAGGCATTTCACCCCCCCCATAAACACCAATGCCGAAATCGGACAACTCAGGTTCAAGACGCAACACACGATCAATCTCATTGATAAAACTCATAAAATTACTCCTTGTTATGGTTTTGGCTTAGACAATAATGGATGAGCCTCATTTATTTTAAAACCGCCTAACGAGATCATTTGATCAAGTTTCTCCTCCTCGGTTGTTCCCTCAGGAAAGTCTAATTTATAAATCCATTCATCGTCGTGTTGTTCATCAACCCAGTTTTCAAATTGAATGCCGCAATTTAAGCATTCTGATGTTCCACCATTGTCTTTTAATTTTGCATGTAAACATGTATCAATCACAACGTCACCCCGTTCTCGTTTAAATACTCATACAGCTTCTCCCGGCACGCCTCGGCATTGTACTTGTCTGGGTCATCGTGCTTACAAATAACGCGTAGCCACGTTGCGTAGTCCCAAACAGCCGAGTGCATGTCAGCGGCCTTCATGTGAATTTCCAAGGTCTCGTTTTCCTCTGGGAGGTCGAACTCAAGAATAGATTTCATTTAGCTCCAATTTTTCCCTGATAGAAACGCACCGCATCACTAAGATCGGACTGGGTGTGATTTTGCATCCCAGAAAGTTTTAATATAGCGAGCCTGTTTGTCAGCTCATCCACATCAATTTTTAGATGCTTAGCTAGGGCGTGGACAACCTTGAGCGATGGCAGTCGTTTGCCATTTTCTATCCGAGAAAGGTTTACCGCGGAGCAGTCAACCAACGGTGCTAGCTCCCGCAGTGAGTATTCCATCTCAATCCGTTGATTTCTAATGCGCTCCCCTAAACTCAATTCCTTGTTTTTCATCACTCCCCCAGCTCTGGGCAAACGCGCTCGCAGCCCTCGATTATGATTTCACCCATCGACACCAGCACCAGTGCCATGATCCACAAGGGCGCTATGAAAATAATAAGCATCAAAGCTCCTTGCCTTCGTCGTCGTCCCGGGGCACGCTGGCCGCCAGGATCAGCTTGATCCGAGCCCTCAGCGTCTTGTCGATCATCGGCTCTTTTAAAACATCGCGTAAAATCTCTAAATACATACCCTCTGTCATCAACCCACCTCGTTTAATGTTCCGTCGTCAGACTTACGATCCTGTTTTCCAAATAATCCACCATCTCGTTATAACCCCTGCCGTTCATCGCCGCCGTCTCGCTTGCTGAAAGTGGCTCGCGCAAAATGTCTCGCATGTAAACGATCATGTTTGCCGCTATCACCACCCGTGGGTCAATCTCCACGTCCTCCCAAAAAGTCACCTCACCGTGCTGGTGAAGCATCATGTGCTCAGCGTGCGTGAGAGGGACAACCCGGTAATCACTCGGCTTGATCCCCATGCCGCCCCAGCCAAAACAGCGCACATGGTGCACGATCACATCCCTGTAAACGCGGCTTACACACGAGTCCTGCTCCCGGACCCACGCCATGAATTTTTCATTTCGCGGCGTTTTTCTTTTTGCGGCGAGCATGCATTTTCTCCTGGTAAACTGGTGATACGGCGTACTTGCCTATGACCCAGCAGCGAAGTGTTTCGCGTGGGATACCGATTTGCCTGGAGTATGCTCGGAGTTCTTTGCCCGACCGTTTAAAGCCCGTTACAGCTTTCAGGCGATCTTGGGCGGTGTACCTGTTTTTTCCCGTCAACTTTCTCTTCACGACGATCCTCCTGATCTTCTAAACTCAGCGCCTGACGTCCTGTCTCGCGCTTTTCGTAAACATTCCATTCCTGCATGCCGCAATGAGGACAATACCTGTGAATGCCTTGCTGAAGCATGCGGTACTCACATAAGGGGCATTTCAAAGTGAGCCCCCTTGCACCAACGGTTGCCCGCCTCAAACGGCTTATTCAAATACCGCTTCTCGTTTATCCAGCCGTTGCCTATCGCGGCCTTGGTGTTTGCTATCTCAGCCCGTGGGAAGCGCCGTCTGATGGCTTCCTTCAGGTTCTTCGAGCAGGTCGCGTTTCGTGCCGGCCCTGTCAAATTCTCAAACTCCGTCCAACCATAAAAACCGTAAACCTTCGTCCCGTCTTTCGCAAAATACATACCTTACGTAAACCCCATTGCTTTGCTGATAATCTTCCAAATCCTTGACCAAACGCCGCCAGAGCCCTCACTCTCAACCAAGACCTCAGCCGGAGCGGTGATTTTCTTTCGCCGCTTCTTAGAAGCTTTCTTGCGAGGAGCAAACCGCAGCGCCGATTCAATCGCCTCGACCGTTGACGCCCTAAGCGGGCCGTTAAGCTTGCAACCCCTGATCCGGTTTACGTGCGTGTCGCTTAAGCCGCAAAGCCAAGCAAACCTGACCTCTGAAAGCTTGTGCTCTCGCAGGTACTCGTCAATGCGCCGTGACAGCGCCACTTCGGATTCAGTTGGTTGATAGCTCGTCGTCATTGGCCGCTCCTCAAAACCCGAAGTCATCGTAGGTCGGTGGAGTCCATGCCTCGGTTTTTTGAAAATCAGGCACCGCGTCAGCCTTTGCCTGGCGCTTGCCGTACATCTCCCAAGATTTCGCCGTAATGCCGACCTTCGCAATGAGCTCGCCCTTTGTTGACTGGTACGCCCGAGCCGTCGGCCTGCCTACTGCCGAAAAGAACGTCCCGCGTTCAAGATACTTTGACGCCGCCTCGGCTGACTTACCGAAGATGGTCACTTCGTAATACGTGGTTTTCTTTTTATCGCCAAACCCATCGTCAACCGGCACGGTCACGTTACACACGTGGTCACCGCTCTTCGTCGTTCTGAGTTCTGAGACTTCGTAAACCGTCCCAACAATTTTCGTTTCAATCGACACCGTGACCCCCTTATTTAATTTTTGCCATGAAATAGAAAAGCGTCTAAATCGTCTTTGTGATAGCGAATGCCCGACATGCTATTGCCGTTTAACGCACGCCATTTCGGGCCTTTGTGTTTGCAACGCCATACGGCTAGCGTATTAGTCGTCACTCCCAATAACTTCGCGGTTCGCTTCGGATCAAGGAACACGCCGGGGTCGTCTTCAACCACCTGATAGGCGTCATCTGGATTGGCCGAAAAGTATTTCAACTTCCGGCTAATAGCTGCGGCGACCCTGCCCATCGACTCAAGTGCCTTCGCTAAATCTTCGATTTGTTCTTGTTGCGTCATTTTATTTTTTCCTTCTTGGATTGTTAAATTAAATTTTATTCCGGTCAACAGATAATGCGGTCACGCATAATATTTTTTTCTTTCATCGATATCGCCAGGAGCGCAGACGATATCACCGCCGTGCACCCGACCTTGCTCCGCACGCGAATGCGCGACGGCCTGACTGGGAAAGCACGTGACAGAAATCTAGTGATTAAACTTTGCGCTCTGCGTTTAGGATGAATCGCTAGAATCGGTTTTAAAGCGCTTGGGCTGCGCTGACTCATCGGAATCGAACCGCTACAATCTGCGTTATCATTTTTGAGATTTTCATAGTTAGAATCGATTTCCTGAGCCGTGGTTAGTTGTGCTTTCAATTTCCGCCCTCCTTTGCTTGTTTTTTAGCCTTGTCGCCTTGTGCCACAAGGGTTGGTTTTGTTTCCGTGGAATTTTTACTTGCGGGACGACCCCGTGGAATATGAAATATTTTTAACGCTTGATGAAATACTTCGTTCACGTGTTCGTTACTCATAACCATCCCTCGCCGTACTGGTTATCAAGCGCCTTCACCTCGGCCATGAGTTCGATCAGCTGCTCAATCGTACCCGCCGCCTTCTCGCCGCGACCTTCAAGAACATCAAGGCGCAATTGCTTTCGTAGCAGAAATAACGCCGTGGCCTTTTCGTCGTCGGTCATGTGTATGCCTTGGTCGTATGACTTAGCGATAAGCTCACGACGGGTTTTTTCTTTCACCAGGTCCTGCATAGCCTCACGCAGACGGCGATGTGTCAGCGGCCTTTCGAATTGATCGACGCGGCGTGACTCGTGATCAACCTCCCCAAGAAACTCATCAAGCTCGCAGTCGCTTGCCTCACGCACTCGTTTATCCCAACCGGCTGAACCAATGCCGTTTCTGTCCTCAAGGCTCATTCTTTCATTGCGCATATTTCACCCTTCCCAAACTGGCGATCAAGTTTCTTAACTTCAACAATCAGGTCGTACATGTCGTCGATAGTTCTTTTCGAGTCCTCGTAACAACCTTCAAGAAGATCTAACCGAACTTGCTTACGGATCGTATTGAATAAATTAACTCTCGGGATATCCGTGTTTGTCCGAAGAGATTTGCAGTAAGCAATTGCCATAACTCTATGTTCGTTGTGTTGGTCTAAATTCATTTTCTCGCCCCCTGTTTTTTGACGTTCCATAAATATTTCCTTCCAATCTTCGACCAAATACCAGCCCACTCGTTTATCAGCGCCATGCTTTCGGCCTCCGGTGGAAACATCGCCAGGAGGTTTTCGATTTCCTCGTGCAGCTTCCACTCCGCCGAATGTAGTTCGCTGATGTTTGCCACAACCTCAGCCCCCGCCTTCTCGTAAACCATTGCGCTTATTTTTTTCTGGTGTTGATAAGCCCGATCAATCTCGCGGTTGATTCTTGCCCGCTCTAAATCCGTCCAGGACATCAACGCCTCCGATCCACGGACTCGGCTTGAAACCAATCGCCGATGTTTTTTACCGTCGGATGC